TCAAGAAGAACGCTCTGGACACGGCTGCGGTAAAGGCGGGACTGCAAGCCTTGCTCAGGTCGCAGATGATTAGCGACTACAACAAATGGGAGGAACGCGGCTTCGCTCCTATCTACGCCCGGGAAAACTTTGAAAACTGCTGGAAGCAGTACCACTCCCTCGGCGTGAACGGCGTTATGGACGACCTCCATAACAAGTTCTTAGAGCTGCCGGTATCGCCACCCGATGAGAGCTAAGAAACGAGAATTTTCCAAAATCATAATCGCCATCGTCGGGACCGCTACGGGTATCGTAACGGTCTTTACTTTGGCCATTGTTTGGAAAACCGGCGACACCTCGCCGCTTGCGTACCTTATCCCCGCCATCTTCGCCGAGCTCGCTACCGCGACCGGCTTCTACTACAGTAAGGCGAAAGCCGAAAACCGAATCAAGCTCCGTAAGAAGTACGGGCCTGATATATACAATGATTCAAAGGAGGACTAAAACCATGTTAGAAAGCGTACTGCAAAACCTTATCAACATCGGCTGGGCCATGCTTATCTTCCTCGCCGCGTACCTCGCGAACATCGCCTTTTCGCTCTGGTACAACATCAAGATTCTGCATGAGTCCTTTGACAAGGACAAGCTCATTGCGAGCGGTCTCAAGATTCTGACCTTCGTGGTCGGGCTGACGCTGCTTTGCACGGCAATCACGACTCTGCCTCTGTTCGCAAATCAAGTCGGCTGGGCAATTCCCAAGGAGTACTCCGACCTCTTCGCGGACCTCATTATTATCGGTGCCGTGCTGCTCGTGGCCTGCAAGTACATCAAGGAGGCCTTTACTAAGTTCGTGGCTATCCTGAATACTAAGACAGAAGGAGGTACCGAAAATGAGTAACAGCCCACTCGTAAACTATACGAAAATCTCGCCGAATAAATCGAGCCCCCGTAACCACAAAATCGATACCGTAACTATCCATTGCGTGGTCGGGCAATGCTCGGTCGAGACCCTCGGCAACGTGTTTGCACCTACTTCTCGGCAGGCGTCCAGCAACTACGGTATCGGGTACGATGGCCGTATCGGTATGTACGTTGAGGAGAAAGACCGCTCGTGGTGCTCCTCGAACGCGGCGAACGACAACCGCGCAATCACGATTGAGGTCGCCAGCGACACCAAAGAGCCTTACGCCGTAACGGAGAAGGCCTACGCCGCGCTCATCGACCTGCTCGTCGATATTTGCAAGCGCAACGGTATCAAGGAGCTCAAGTGGAAGGCCGACAAGTCTCTTATCGGTCAGCCGGACAAGCAGAACATGACCGTGCACCGGTGGTTTGCAAATAAGAGCTGCCCCGGTACATATCTCTACGAACGGCACGCTCAGATTGCCTCTGAGGTCAACAAACGTCTCGGGAGTACGAATATCAAGCCCGAGCCTGAAAAGCCGTCTGGGAGCTTGTATCGCGTCCAGACGGGTGCCTTTAAGGTCAAGGCAAACGCAGACGCCATGCTGGCTAAGGTCAAGGCGAAAGGCTTTGATACCTATATGGTGAAGGTCGGAGACCTCTACAAGATTCAGGTCGGCGCATTCAAGGTCAAAGCGAATGCGGAGGCTACGTTGAAGAAGCTGCAGGCGGCAGGCTTCTCGGCCTTCATCACTACCGAGCAGGGCGCGGCTGCGTGTGCCGGTAAATCGGTCGACGAGCTTGCCAGAGAAGTCCTGCAAGGCAAGTGGGGCAACGGCGCAGAGCGTAAGAAGCGGCTTGAAGCTGCGGGGTATGACTACGCCGCCGTACAGAAAAAAGTAAATCAGCTCGTCTAAGAGATAAGGCCGGAGTCGTTCCTTCGTGGGACGGCTCCGGCCTTTTACTATTTGCAGTAGAACTGCAATGAAAAGTTCGCAGAATCTCGGCAGTTTTGCGCGCTCCCTTTTCTTACCAAACACGGTAAAATAATAATTGTCAAGGGGAAAACCTTGACAAAGAAAAGAGCCCCCGTTGTTCCAGCAACGAGAGCTCAGAAAGGAGGTCAATCATGGACGGCTACCACACCGACTACGGATTCATGGGCTTGGTAAACGGAGAGTACATGCTCTTCGCGACCGACACCGAGTACCTTGAACACGTAACTGACGACTAACCTCGTCCGCTCGAGAGCTTGGCCGGCCGCAAGACCGGCTGAGCTCGAGAGTGTTCATATATTATATCGCATTCAGGCAAGGAAGTAAACCCTAAGGAGGTACCGATTATGATTTTTACTGTTTACGCAGATAAGGCCGAAGAAGTCAGCAAGCGCCTTGATAAGCTCGCTAAAAAGGCGGCCCGCTATAATGTTCCGTTCTCTTACACCATTTCTGATGAACACCCCGAAACGGTTAACGTCTTCGACGACGTCTCTCACAAAGCCGGCTCCTATAAGGTCGCTGCCGTTGATTTTGATATTGCTTGCGAAGAGCTTATCAAGTCGAACGGCTGGACCGTTCTCGCTAAGGTCGAGCATGGGGACAAGGGAAATGTCGTAAGCTGCTTCGGTAAGCAGAAAGCCCGCTCCGAGTGGTTTACCGCTGCTCCTCATTGCGACCATTGTAATACGAATCGCCAGCGCGCCGTTACCTTCTTCATTGAGAACGCCGAGGGCGATACTCGACAGGTCGGACGCGCTTGCCTGCATGACTACACCGGAATCAGCCCGGCGACTGCCGCTCTTTGGGCCGAGGTGAGAGACCTCTTTCCTGAGGACCTTGATTGCTCTATGACTGACTGGAATACCCGCCGGGGCGCGCAAATGTTTGAGGTCCGCCAGATTCTCGCCTGCGCTTATGACGCAATTCAGGAATATGGCTACCGCAAAAGCGACGAGCAGGATAGCACGCGGGAAGTTGTTCTTGATAAGCTCCGCGAGCAAGCAGCCGCTTCTGACAAAGCAATGTCGCAGGCCGAGCTTATCAATAACTGGCTGCTTGGCCTTGACTTTGACTCTGCAAGTGACCTCGAGCGTAACTGCTCTGTATTTGCTAAGGGCGAATATGTAACGGCTAAGCAGGTCGGCCGACTGGCGTACATGCCTCTCGCGTATGAGCACTATATGGAGCGCAAAGCCCGGGAAGAACAGAGAGCAAACACGGAAAATACTTCGGCGTATGTTGGAGAAGTGGGTACTCGTCTGACCCTCGACTTGACTGCTGCAGTGCTTCTCACATCATGGTATAACGACTTCGGTACTACCTATCTTTATAAGTTCGTTGATGGGGCAGGAAACGTCTTTATCTGGTACGCGTCTCGACCTATTGAGCTTCAAGAGCGTATGACCCTCAAGGCCACAATCAAAGCTCACAACGAACGGAACGGCGTCAAGCAGACTGTTCTCACGCGTTGCAAGGTGGTTGCGTGATTGACTGAAAGCGGTAGAACTGCAATGAAAAGTTCGCAGAATCCCGGCAGTTTTGCGCGCTCCCGGAATCAGTAAAACGCGGCATAATAAATAATGTCAAGAGGATAAAACAGAATGCGGACAGCACCGCCCAGCTCACGAGCTTCAAGCGGTAAGCGCGCTGCGAAAGGTAACCTCTTGACATTAAAAACAAGGAGGCAACAATATGAAAGTTTACATCGTTCAGGTGATTCCTGAGGCGAGTCTCGGGAAAGTCAGTCAGGAAGGCTACTCGACCTTAGAAAAGGCACAGGCCTTTGTCGAAAGCCGCTCCGACCGACCGCAGCAGGTCTCGCCGTATCTTTACCGCACGGCAGACTTCACCGACTACCTCATTTACGAGGTCAATATCGTCTGAGAAAGATTCGCCCGCAAGGGCGTTTCTTTCGGGCTGATTACTTTAACGCACTACTTTATTAAAGGAGGCAAGTCAATGACAAAAAGAGTCGGGAAGACCGACGACCAACCTTTTGTAAAGCTCTTCCGTGAGCTTACATATCGCTGGACTCCGTGGGAGGTCTGGCAGGACTTCGTTACGATGTATGCTTGCGCTATCTCGAATGCGGTCGACAAGTCCCACTTTGAAAAACGCGAGGAGCTCTACCTCAAGCGGATTCAGAAGTACAACAAGAAAGAGCAAGAGATTTTTCCTCAGCTCGCTGCGGAAGTGGTCCTTGCTCTCGAGAAGAATCCGGAGCAGGACTTCCTCGGAAGTATCTTCATGGCGCTTAACCTCGGCAATGATTCCGGCGGGCAGTTCTTTACGCCCTATGATGTTTGCCGAATGATGGCGGAAATGACTTGCGACAACGTGCTGCCGACTATCGAGGCAAAAGGTTATATCTCAATTAACGACTGCGCTTGCGGCGCCGGCGCTACTCTGATTGCTGGAGTTCATGCCGCAGCTAAGCAGATAAGCAAGGCGGGTCTGAACTGGCAGAATCATATTCTCGTGACCGCGCAGGACGTTGACTACACCGTAGCCTATATGTGCTATATCCAGCTCTCGCTTCTCGGCGTCGCCGGTTATATCAAAGTAGGCAACTCGCTTACCGAGCCCCTGCGCCCGGGCGACTCATTGGAGCACTACTGGT